TGATTTATTCTATTTTCAATTGATCTATTATTGTTATTGTTATTGTTAGTATTTTCAAACTCATTGAAAAGGCCCATGGTTTGTTCTGATGTATGTAAATATTTTTAATGATCATTGCCCAAGTGTATACCAGTTTTTTCCTTCGTGATATCGATACCAAAGATAAACTCTTGTGCGTCGAGATGTTTCATACCATCACCGTCATCATACTTGAGTTCATCTCGCTTGACCGAAATTTCACGCTGCCCGAAAGGACCCGCGTAGAAGTCATACGTAAATCGCGGCTTACCAAGGTTATTAAGATTACAGTACTCGTTGAACTTCGAAACGAATACAGACTTGGGACAATACGCCTTTTCGTCGAAGAAGACCTTTGGCGACTGTAGGAAGTTCTCGAGAGTACTCGCAACAATGGCAACTTGCTTTTGTACGTTCTTGAAGTACTCGGGCACGACGTTCCATATATCCACAGCCTTATGCTTTTGACTGTAATCAAGATAGGCTCTAACACACTTCTGTAGGATGACCGGAAGCTCTTGTTCGAGTTTATCATCGAGTCTTGTATCGGCATTCTTCACCTGTTTACCAAAGTTGACTGTGAGAATACGACGCAAAATACTTCCTGAATTATCCTTCCACTGTGGAACTTCGTTTCCACCGAGAATACCAGGTGTGGTCCACACCATAGACTTCGCCTTTTCATGTTTGACGGCTATAGATACATCTTCACCACTCACAATAGATTGAAATTCAGCCTGTTCGAGTGCCAAGTCATTCTTAACCTCAGGTGCTATAAACATGAACGCGTTGCAGATTGCCGATAAACCGAACTTCCTTTCAACGTTGTTTGAAAGTGTACTCACATCATCAGAACAATAGAATTTACGAAATACTTTGGTAATGAGTGTAGATTTACCGGAACGCGCCACACCTTTTAGGAAAGGGATAATTTGCCAGCGATCTATTTCATTTACATCGTAGCACAACCTTCCTCCCATAACGTATATCCACTTACACACTTCATCGTCAAACTTCTGATAGTCCAGGATGGATTGAAAGTGTGGTGTGGGCACATCGTACCAGTTATCGATATGATCATAGTTCACGAACTCCTGGTCGAAATACTTACAACTCACGATAGTCTGATCTAAACTCTTAAACTCAGGCGATTCATAGTCATAGAACGCACACTTAACCGGTTTAGTCTGTGGCTTAGACTTATCTCGTTCCAAATCGATACATCCTATGAAAATACCGTTATTAAACGACCACACGTGTCGATCCTTATTCACATCTTCGAATTGCATATCGAAAACATTAGTCAGGTGATTAATGACATGGCGCTGTGTAATGCCACCCGAGGTAAGATTCTTCCATAATTCAAACCACGTCTCTTTCCTGCCCACGCTATATACGAAGTCAGCGACGCTTTTCGTTGTTTTCCACGCACGTGTAGAACATCCAGTGGAAGTTTTGATCTCTTCACAGCAGTTACCCTTATATCTCTTAATATTATGTTCATATAAGTGTTTCAGACACTGTAATATAGCCTGTTGATACTGTGAAAGCTCCTCCACCTTTTGGATAGTTGAAACTCTGTATATAGACGGATCAGATTCGGGATTAATAGGAACGTATGTAGGATTATTTACTCTGTCGTAAATGCGAGCCCCCCTGAATACAATTTGCCAGGAATCATCGACCTGATCTATCAGACGATTGATGCGTACGGATAATTGTAAATCTTCTTCATTTTCCTCGGATAACATATTTAAACTGTCAGCACGATGATAGAGTTCGCATAAACGATCTCTCATTCGCATGTATTTTGCCGATATACGTTCTATGTCAGTAGATTTAGGTATACCGTCTTCGTTTAATTCGTCGAGATTGAAGAAGTTGTCATATCCCAGCCTGAAGGATAAGTATTCATTGTCGCGCTCATTTATTTTCCACATGCTTTCTAATTGCTTCAAGAAGTTAGTCACTTCTTCACGTTCATATGTTTGTATCTGATTCGTCCACATGGCGTCGTTTGCCCCATCTCTGTCAGCCGACTCACTCAAGAAATGAGTGGCCTCTGACATTTTATATTATAGGGTTTCATTTTTCTAAGCCCGATTATTTTTGGAGATTTGTTAAAAGTTTTACCAAAATTTTATTTTGAATCTCAAGTTGTTTTGCTATACTTACCAGGGCCGTGCATACGGTATCACCGTCATCCGTCATGAGGGTCGATGCCAAGAGTGATTCGGTAGAGATAAAATCATCTTGGTCGAATTCGTCGAGTTCAATTTCCTCGGGATCCTCGACGGAACTTTCATCATCAATAGACATGAGAGGCTCTTCTTCGCGGACCTCCTCAGATTGCGTTTCGGATTCTGTATCGGACATTTATTTATGCTCAGGAAAAATCAGTACGATTTTTTCGCACTTTACCCGAAATTATTTTCTTGGTGTATAGTACAACACACACAAAAATGGCGGGCGGTTTAATGCAATTAGTCGCCTACGGCGCACAGGACGTTTATCTGACTGGTAACCCTAAGGTTACTTTCTTCCAGGCGGTTTACCGCCGTCACACTAACTTCGCTATGGAGAACATCGAGCAGACCGTTAACGGTACGCCCGCCAACTCCGGTCGCGTATCTGTTACCATCGCGCGTAACGGTGACCTTGTAGGCGACATGTATGTCGAACTCAAGACTCACGCGTCTACCGTCGCTACCTCTACCGGTGGATCGGGTGCCGATGCTTGCTGGATCGCTGAGCGCGCGATCAAGGACGTAGAATTATCCGTGGGTGGACAGCGCATTGATAAATGCTACCAGAAGTGGTGGCGTCTTTACTCCGAGCTTTACCTCGATGAGGGTAAGAAGGCTGCGTGGGGTAAGATGACTACCGCGGGTGCCGATAAGCAGGTTTTCCTTCCTCTTATTTTCTTCTTTAACCGCAATCCTGGACTTGCCCTCCCACTAATTGCTCTGCAGTATCATGAAGTCAGGCTGGATTTCGATTTAACTGACCAGTTCTCTACTCACCTTGATAACTCTACTTTCAAGGTATACGCCAATTACATCTACCTCGACACTGAGGAGCGTAGGCGTTTTGCCCAGAAGGGTCACGAGTACCTCATTGAGCAGGTTCAGCACACCGGTGTTGATTCCGTCACCGCCACCGGTGGCTCGAAGCAGGTCCGCCTTTCTTACAATCACCCCGTCAAGGAGCTTGTATGGGCTCTCAGTGAGAACGACGACCAGCAGGGTCTTTGGAACTTCACGCATAAGGCTGCCGACACCGAGATCGTTCTCGAGTCCGACCCTGCCGCTGCCGCTGCCGAGTCTAACTGCTACGTACCCATTTCCCAGGTCGGTACCCCTCTCTACTCTCCCGGTCTTTCCACCGAGAAGTTATCTGAGGAGACCGTCGGCACTGTCGCTACCATGAAGCTTGTTCTCAACGGTCAGGACAGGTTCAAGGAGCAGTCCGGCAAGTATTTCAACCAGGTCCAGCCCTACCAGCACCACACTGGCTCCCCTATGCCCGGTATTTACTCTTACTCGTTTGCCCTTAAGCCCGAGGAGCATCAACCGACCGGGACGTGCAATTTTTCTCGTATAGACAACGCCCAGGTTTCTATTGTTACCACCGGCACTAACGATACCGCTACCAACCTCAACATGTTCGCGGTTAACTACAACGTTCTCCGCATCCAGTCCGGTATGGGTGGTCTTGCCTTCTCTAACTAAGCATACAAATCAAATTTGTATTTGCTATTAAAAATTAATTAATTCTTCATTTTTAAAAATTGAAATCACACAATTTTTAAAAATGAAATCCGGTCGGACACTTTATTTCGTATTTATAATTTGATCTATATCGAAACATATGTAAGGTGGTTCATCATCGTAACTGTAGTATCGAATTGTTATTCCCATCACCTTTCTAAAATAAGCGTTAAGTTCTTTATTTATAAATCGTTTCCATTCTTTTAAGGTTGTCTTATAATACTCTAATCCACTTTCACTGAAAACACAATTTTGTATTTCGGGTCTCTGTCTAAAATCGATCATGGTTCTTTTCGCACCAGCTGGTAACGGTGATTTATTCCTTTCCGCGGCATCTATCATATCTATTATGTAATATCCATGACTATCACAAATTATATTAGTTTGTATTTGTGGAAATCCTAAAATACAAACTTCAAAATCTGCGTTACTCGGGAGTGTTGCGAATATGTCTTTGTTAACACTATTTTTTAATGGCACTGCGAGTATATGTGGGTGTGTGTGATACGTTACGAGTGAAGGCCATACAGTGTTTATTTCTTCTAAATTTACTCGTCTCCTGTCTCTGGAGGTAACAAAGGAAGGTTTTTCAAATTTTACAGATGTTGGTCCTATTTTACATTTTACAGCGCCCGCATATTCCCAAGACTTTTTAGACGACAATTCATGTATCTTTTTTAAATCACGAATTATTGGTCTGGGTATTTTTGTACATTTCTTTTGGAACATCTGCGGGCGGACTGTATTCATGATCGCGACTGTCCTATAATTATATATAAAAATATAATTTTTATATATAACATGCATCTACTCTACACAGATGGTAGTTGTTTGGGAAACCCCGGTAAAGGTGGATGGGCTGCGAGATGTTTACATTTATTCGATATAAGTGGTGGAGATCCGTTCACTACGAATAATATAATGGAAATGAAAGCTGTCATAGAAGGTTTACGTGAGTCTTTAAAACATCTAATAAAAGAAGTATCCGTACATACTGATAGTAATTATGTTAAAAATGGTATGAAACATTGGGTAAAAAATTGGAAAACGAACGGTTGGAAAACCGCGTCGGGTACTCCTGTCAAAAATAAGGACTTGTGGATACAGTTATGTGATTTAGAGCGACAATTTGACAAAGTTCAATGGATATGGGTAAAAGCTCATAACGGAGATGTTAATAACGAATACGTTGATAAAGAAGCGAGAAAATTCGCCACATCTTTTCCATAATTGTGTATAAAGAATATAGTAGTTACTCAATATATGAGTACCAAAAAATCTAAAGAGGTAACAACTACACGTCGTTCGTACGAAGAGCGGGAGAAGTTATTTTCTGATAACAAGGCTAAAGCTATTGAAAAAGCTATGAATACCGAACGTGTTAGGTATAAGTCTAATGCAAACTCAAACGATTTCATTGAATTTTTGGAAACGCGTTTGTCTTTGTGGGAAGACATAAAGACCGATACCATCGAAAATGGACGTCTTACGAAAGGATTTACAAAACGTTATCACGAAAACATGTATAACAAGACTAATGAAATACTTAACTCCTTAAAAAAATAAATAAATTAATTACCAAATGCTATACCTGCCATACCATCTTTTACCCTGAGGATGTTATAGTTGACTGCATAAACCCTATTTATACCACCAGATGTACCCGTGGGTCCCTCGAGAGCTAATTTAGCGTTGTCTATACGGCTAAAATTAAGGCTTCCACTAGGCTGTGAGGCGTTCGTTTTTAAACAAAACGGCCATGTGAATAAGGGTGCGGTATCAAGTACACCCGATGGTAAAGATGTGGTGTGCATTTCTGGCACAACGTTGTGATGGAAAGTGCTGGTCATGTTCTCGAATAAAGGTGTACCGTTGATGTAGAGTGTAGCAGAACCGAAATTTTGTATGCCATTCCATTGTGTACCATCAGCCTTGGAGCTTACCAAGTGTAAAGCCTTGGTAGGATGGTTGAAATATGTAAGATCAAGATCAGTTGTGGTAGGGGATGTTGGTTGATATTGGGTCTGTGTTATGAGAAGCTCGTGATCGGTATTGACGAGGAAATCGCGCTCATCTGAATCGAGGTACACGTACGTACCGTATATCTTAGGTGAAATAGAACCTAAACCATTCCTACATCTAATGCGTATTTCCACCTGATGATACTGTAATGCGGTGAGTGG